GGCCGGCAGTCGTGCGTCGCCATCACCCCGAACAGGATGCGGCGATTCGCTTCCTGCATCGGCGGGCCGTCGCACAGCACCAGCTCGAACTGGTCCCACGGCAGGCGCGGGACGCTGTACCACTTGCCCGCGGGGTAGTCCTGCAGCGGAGCGTGGTGCACAGAGACGTTGTCGAGGTTGAGCCGCTCGGCCTCCTCACGTACCCGCGCCGCCCACGCCGACTGGTGCTCGAGCGCGTGAATGATCAGTGACGGATTGGCCGCGGCCATGACCAGCGTGGTGAGTCCCGAGCCGGCCTCAAGAGCAGCGCCGTTCACTTGGCGCGCCACCATCACGGCGGCCTTGAGCAATTCCGGCCCTGCGCTCCACGGGTCGTTGCCCCACTCCATCATCAGCTCGAAGTAGTCCTTGTCGGTCTCGGTCCCTGCAGTGATGCGCTTGAGCGCACCGACCAGCGCCAGCCCGTGGACCTTGCGCAGGTGCGAACTGAGCGTCCCGACCCACGACTTCTCGCCGCGGTGCTCGAGGTAGCAGTCGGGATCGACGTGGACCTTGCCGCCCACCGCTCGCCACTTGTGGCAGAAGGCGATGTCGCCCGAGAGGCGCGCACCGTCGACGATCAGCCGCTCGAAGATGCAACGCACCTCGCGCCCGGTTGAGGTCGTATAGGTCGCCGCGGTCTCGGCCAGTTGCTCGAACACAGCACGACGGATGCGCAGGAACCCGGTCGCGAGTCCCTTCACTTCGATGCAGCCGTCGGCCTCTGACCAGAGCTCGCCGTTCGGTAGCCACACCGGGTATTCCTCGATGTCGACTTTCTTCGGGTAAGCGCCGCCAACGACATCGCGGTCGTGGGACAGCAGCCGCAAGAGGTCCGTGTTCTGGAACCCGATGTCCGCATCGATGAACACCAGGTCGCTGCAGCCTGACGCGAGAAAATCCGCGACCAGGGAATTGCGCGCGTCGTCGACATGACAGTCGCCGAGCAGCAGGCCGAGCTCGACATCCCAGCCGGCCTCCAAAAGCGCGGGGTGCGCGCGAAACAGCGAGAACGCCGTATGGCCCGAGATCGGACCATACGACGGCACCGCCAGGAAGACCCGACGGGAATGACTCCCCGCCGGGTTGTGGTGGATCAGCAGTCCCATCAGGTGACTGCGATGAACCCCAGGTTGACCAGCGCGTTCTGCAGCGCCGTGATCTCGGCGCGCAGCTGCGTGGTCGTCTTCGTCGTCATCTGCGCGAGCGTCGCCTTGGCAATCGGCGTGGCACCGTAGAAACCGATCAGGTCGCTGCTGGTGTTGCCGATCACGATGCCCTCACCGCCGCCGTAGCCTGCGACCTCGGGGCCGCTCGAAACGTAAGTCGTCGCCATGATTCAAATCTCCATAAAAGGGGAAAAACCGGGGGGATAAATTCCCCCCGATTCAGATTGACAAGCCGATCAGGTGCAGTTGATGCGGCACGCCCAGTCGGGGCGCAGCACTTTCCAACCGTATAAAATATCAATTCTGAGCAGCATCTCGTCGTTGCGGATGTCCGACGCCTGCCACACACGAAGCGATAGACCGTCCTGCACACGCCGCACGCACTTGGCCGCGTCGTCCATGATCGGCAGGTCGGCCGTCACGAAAGTTGCGAACTCCTTGTGGTAGGCGAGTGCGTTGCGGTACGCCGTCGAGGCCGAACCGAAACCCGTGACCGCCTTCGTCGTCACCGGCAGCGCCGAGACGTTCGCTTTCGCGCCGCCGTAGATGTACTTCTCGTATGGCGTGAACGTCGTCGTGTCGGTTGCCGAGGCCACGAACTGGCGCAGGAACGGATAGGCAGCCTTGGTCTCGGGGTGCACGGCATAGACGCCGCTGTCGGCAGTCGTACCGAGCGTGAACACCTGACCGGCGTTGAATGCCAGCGAGGCGACCGTGAGGGCGGTGTCGTTCGAGGCGATCCCTGAGTCGTTGATCGTGCCGGAAATGTCCGACCCGTTCATCAGTGCCAGCGTCTTCTCGTTCTCGTACCAGTCGAAGCCCGCGGCGCGGCTGTAGTAGCCGTTGCGGAACGCCTCCTTCACCTGCGCGCCGTCATGGAACAGCGCCTTCGCGCCGTTGACCACGGAAGCCATCGTGTCGGAGTCGATCTGGATGGAGCGATTGTCCTTCGGTGCGAGGAACTGATTCAGCCGGGCGCGGGCCTGGCCGAACATGCTGATGTCACCCGAGGCGCCCGGGACCACGCCGGCGGTGCCGACCAGGCTCGCGATCTGCTTGGTCATGCCCTGCAGCACGTCGGACTCGATGCCCGCGACCATCGCCTTGACGGCCGGCTCGATGTAGCGCTTCGACAGTTCGTCCTGTGCCAGCGCCATTTCGGCCGAGTTGAAGCGGAGGTCGACGCCGTCCTGCGTGGCGACGGTCAGGGTCTGCGTGGACTCGGTCTGTTCCTGCACGTCCATGATCCGGCTGCCCTGCCGGCGCGTGAACTGGTTCGGGTTGCGGATGCGCAGTTCCGATCCCTGCTTGGCGCCGGTCTTGGCGAAGGTGTCGTCGTACTGACGGTCGAGGGTGCCGAGGAATTGCAGTTCCTCGTGCGCGATCCGCAACGCTTCGCGCGTCACGAAATCGATTACGGAGAGAGTGTTGGTCGTCATCTGAAATTACCTGCGTTGAGCGATCTGTCGTTTCCGCCAGCGCGCGAACTCAGGGTCGCTCATCTTCGCCGGATCTTTTTCGATCTCCGGCTCGGTAGCGACAATGGTCGGCACGGGTGGCGGTGCGTTCGACACGCGCGCCTTCGGCGGCGGTGTCGGGGTAGGCGTTGGCTGGGCGATGCGTGCTTCGATCTTGCCGAGTTCGTAGGCGGCCACCTCCGCGGGCAACTGCGCGAGTTGCCCCGCGAGATCCCGGTTCTGCGCCAGGTGGTAGTACAGCGCAGGTCCAACCTCGCTCGCTTTGATCACGGCCGCCATCGGCTTGCTGATCGGCAGCGTGCGGTCGCTGGTCACTTCCGCGAAATCGGGGACCGACTCCGCGAACACCTTCGCGCGGGACTCGTAGCTCTCGACGGTGCGCGCTTCCTGGGCGTTGGCCTTCAGCGTGTCGAGCTTGCGCTCGACGACCTGCTCGGCCTTCGCCTCGAAGTACGCATCGAGGGCAACCTCGTACTCGGCTTCGTCGTACTCGAACTGGGCCAGGGTCGGCTTCTTGAGTTCGCTCGGTGCGGGCGGTGCGTCCGGCTGTTTCAGGGCACCGCCCTTCATCAGCAGGTCGACCAGCTCGTCGTTGCGACGCTCGAGTGCTTCGCTCCTGCGCTCCTGTTCGCGCATCTTTCCAATTGCCTTGTCGATGCGCTTCTGCACCGAGTCAGGGACCTTGTCCTCGACCACGGGTGCTTGCCCTGCATCGTCGGGCGGGGTCTCTACAGCAACGGGGGCTGATTCCGTTTCAACGGGTGCAGCGATTTCGACCGGTTCAACCGGCAGGTTCGTTTCGTCAGTCATGTGCGCCTTTTAAGCGTTTGGCGTGGGCAGCCGGCCACGACGGGTTCAGTCAAGCGCGAGTGTCAGTAACACCGCGAGTTCTTCCTGCTCCTCGAGCTGGCGCAGTGCGCGCTCGGCAAGCAGGAACGATTCCTTGGTCTGCACGTGCCGGGCGTACTCGACGGCCCGGCGTGCACGGTTCGGCAGGCGTGAGGCCTGCATCGACTCGACCCGAGTCCTGATGCGGAGCAGGTCAGGGTCGATTGTTTCACGTGAAACATTATCGGGCTCGATCGCGAGGTGCGCCTCGAACAACGCGATCTGCCGCGCGAGCTCGTCGAGTTCGTCTTCCCGCCGGCGCTTCTGGCGGTCGTAGGCGCCGAAGCCGTAGCCTCCGGAGGGGTGCTCGGTCTGGGTGGTCTCTAGCGGCCGAAAGTAGACCGTGTAGTAGCGGGTGAAATACGCCACATCAGGCCGTCCGCTTAAACATGTACACCACGATCGACGGCTGCACGACGCTCGTGGCCGCCCCTGGGGTATTCGATCCTGCCGGTGTGCCTGCGGTGATCGCGTCGTGCTGGTGGGTCGCCAACGCGCTACCCGTGAATGCGTGGTTGTGCGACGCGCCCGCCGAAGTGGTCCCACTGGCCGAGCCGGTGCTGGCCGTTGAGTTCGCTGCGGTCGTTGTTGCTACCGCGCCGCCCGTACCACCGGACGAGGCATCAATCGGGGCTGTAGCGAAGTTGCCCGACGCGCCCGTGCCCTGCGTCTGAACGTGGGTGTGAGCGATAACGGTATTGTAGGTGTGCGTATGAGCGTCTTCCGCCGCGTTCGTCCCCGCTGGCGTACCGGCAGTGATCGCTGCGTGCTGGTGCGTGGCGAGTGCAGAACCCGCGAAGGTCTGAGCACTCGAGGCAACCGCCTTTGCGCCCCGCGGCTCCTCCACCACATCAAAGTCCGTATCGCCGGAGTCAATGCCAACCAGCACCCGACCCGCTGCAAACGTGGCCCACGTTCCATAACCCAGCGAGGTCGCCGGGTTGGTGCTGTCCACGCTGATGTAGACGTACCCCACGGGGAACTGGAACGACGGTCCTGTCGGACCCGTAGCCCCGGTCGGACCTGTTGGGCCGGTCGGACCTGTTGGGCCGGTCGGACCTGTTGGGCCCGTGGGGCCAGTTGGTCCCGGCACGATGCTCGCTGCGCCGTCTGGGCCTGTGGGTCCTGTCGGACCCGTGGGACCCGTCGGCCCAGCCGGACCCGTTGGACCCGCCACAGGCGGCAGCAGAGCCGTCGCAAGCTCTACAGCGCTCAGGTGGTAGTACTCGCCTGCCGTCCCGCCTTGCAGTCCACTGAGGGCGTTGTGGTTCGTCACAGCCGCCGCCGTGATGGTGGCCTTCGATCCCTCCAGCACTTCGACCGCTTCGATGCGGCATTTCGCCGTGCCGCCGTAGCTGTTCTTGGTCCCGAGCGTGATCTTGTAGAGCGGCGCGATCTCCTGGAACGGAACGCCCCCCCACGACAGGTTCGACACGCCCTCGGCCCGCGCTCCCGCAAGCGCGGCGTGTTCCGCCTGTCCGGGGATCAGGATGAACTGCTGCGCGGTGTCCAGCGCCGGGACGCCGAACACGTAGTAGTTCAGGAAGTAGTTCGGGGACGCATCGGGCGTCGTCCAGGTCGCGGTGTCGTTCCACTTTGGATAGACCCCGTGCAGGAACGGCAGCGCGTTGCCCGCGTTGAAGGTCCACGCCCCTGCCGTCGTGCGCGACCATACCGTGTAGGGGCCACCATCGGCCAAGGCCGTCAGCGTGTAGCGAATGTCCTCGTCCAGCAGCACCGTTTCAGCAATGGCGAACGTCACCCCGGCATCCGAGCCGGTCGCCGGCGTGTAACCACTGATCGCGCCCCGCGTCTGTACCTGCGTGCCTTGCGAGTAATGCAAATTACGATGAATGGACGGATCGCGCGAGGTCGTGTGCAGTTCGAAATACCCTGCGCCGGTCGATCCGGTCCACAGCACGAAGCAGACCGGGGCTTCGTCAAATGGCCACGCTTCGGAGGCCCATTTGAACCCTGTGCCGTCGTGGTAGTAAAAGTAGTACCCGGCACCGGTCCCGTGCGCCACCGAGAGGTGCGTGCCCGTGAACGTGAACTTCTCGCCCCGGACGTACACGTCGAACGTCGCGCCCGTGGGCGTGATCGTCACCTTGCGCGAGGTCGGGTCATAGGTCAACGACACGGCATACGTGCCGTCGTCGTTCAGCGGCCAGCCGCTCGAGTTCCGCTTTCCGTCGAGCGCGTCGTCCAGCCCCGCGACCGCGTGCGCTTGCGCCCACTCGTCGTAGCCGACCGCATCGATCGACCCCTCGGGCGGGATCGTCGCGTGCGTAACCGTGATCGTCATTCGCTGTCTTCGATGGTGCCGATCAGTTCACCACCCTTGCCACGCTTCACGCTCACCGCCCGCTTGCCACCGCCCACCGGCACGATGATCGGCTGCTGCTGCTGACGGGCGAGGTCGGCGAGCGCCTTCTCGAACGCGCCGATGCGCTCGGTGACGGTGTCGAGCGCCTGCTTGACGATCTCCGCCGCCGCCTGCTGCCCGACCTGGATCGCGCTCGACTCGGCCTGCTGGCCTTTCATGTCGGTGACCGCGCCCTTCATCTCGAGCGCCATCTCGCGCTTCTGCATTTCTGCATCGGCCTGCACGAGCTTCGTCTGCAATTGAGCCTCGGTCGCCTTCAGGTTTGCCTGCGCCACCTTCAGGTCGCCGATCATCCGCTGCAGCTCGGCCTTGCCGGCGGCGATTTCCTTTTGCCCCTTCTCGATCTCCTGCGAGTCCTGCTCCATCTGCTGCGCCATCATCTGCACTTGCTGCATGGCCTGGTTGGCCTGCTGCATGGCCGCGGCGGCCTCGGGCGGAATGGGCTTCCCGTCCTGTTCGAGCGCCTGGATCTGCGGCGGCAGCATCGCCTTCATGCGCTCGGCGATCTCGCCCGAGTAGGGCAGGTCCATCGACTTGTAGATCAGGTCGCCGGCGACCTGCATCGTCATCCCGGTCTTGTCGGCCTGCGCCATGCCCATGTAGATCTCGGCTGCCTGCTCACGTTGCGAGGTGAACGAGGGGCCGATCGTGACCATGACGTCGAACTTGCCGCGCGTCAGGTCATTGAGCGTATCGCCCGAGGGCGTGGGCTGGTTGATCTGCGCGAACTTCTCTGCCCCGTCCTGGCCGAGGATGCGAATGGTCCGCGGCGTGTCGTAGATCTTCGGGATCAGGTCGATCAGCAACTCCCAGGTGCGGCGGATCGCCTTGCCCAGGTTGTCGCCGTAGTTGAAGTTGGTGAGCTCCGACTGCTGCTGCCGCGAGCGGATCGCAATCCCGGAGGTCTCGTTCGACTTGTTGCCGAGGCTCGCGTCATAAATGCCGAGCGTGCCTTTGATGTCCTCGGAGGACATGGCGACTTCCTGAATCATCGCCACCGGCACGTCCGCCCCGCCCATCCGCTTCGGCTCGCCCGGATTCTTGGGATCGGGGTTGAACAGCAGGAACGGGTAGAGCTTCGAGTGCGCTTCCTTCCACTCGCCGGTATGCCCCGACGCCTGCGCCGGGGTGGCCCACCACTTCTGCTGCGGCGCGAGGGCGATCGATTCGATCACGCTCGTTCGCGAGTAGTTATAGGCGCGCTGCGCGTCCTTCGAGTGCCGGGTGGCACCGAACCAGGTGCGCTTGCCGTTGATGTTCAGCGATTCGCCATAGACCATGATGAACGGGAAGTGCGTCCCCGCCCAATCGGATTCATTCAAGATCGCGGAACCGGAGGCGATGCACATCTTGATCCGGTTGGCGTTGACCTCGCGCTGCTTGACCACGGCGACGCCTTCGGGCATTCCCTCCTTCGCGACCTCCTCGGCGTCCACGGTGCTGCCATCGGAGAGCAGCATCACGGTGCGCAGGTAGGGTTCCTTGTACCAGTACTCCACCACGCGAACGGTCGTGTCGTCTTCCCAGTCCTCCTCCGAATCGAACTCACCGTCATCCTCGAAACTGACCGGCTCGGCCTTAGGGTAGGTCGCCTCGAAGGCTTCCTTCGACATCTTCGTCGTGACGAACCAGAACTGCGCGTCCCGCTTCATCGGGTCGCGGGCGCTGGGGTCGGCGAACACGCACAAGGGATTGTCGAAGCCCTCGAGCACGATGTCCTGCTCGAACGCAGAGTCGCTCGCGTAGCGGGTGGTGATGCGCCACGCGCCCATCCCGCCGCCGATCTGGTACTCCGCGGCGCTGTCGACGACCGTGTCGCCGTCGCTCGCGTTCCAGATGTTGCGGATCAGGCCCTCGTAAATCTCGGCCGTGTCCTTGTCGGCGTCTTCCGAGCCGAGCACCTTGCCGCTGGGTCGGTTCGCGCGCAGGTCGTTGATCAGCCGCTTAATGCTGACCCGCAGCTTGTTGAACTCGTAACACGGACGCGCGCCGGCCTGGTTATCGCCGCCGCGCTCGCTCCTGAGCCAGCGCTCCCACTGCCGACCTGGAACGTGGAGGAACTCCATGTCCTCGATCGCCTTGTTGCGGTTGTCCTGGTCGGCCTCGACGGCCTTCTGGTGCCGCTTGCGGATGGTCGCGAGCAGGTCGCGCTGCGATTTTGAGGCTTTAGCCATTTAGCTCGCCCGGCGCCATGCCGCATAAGGATTAGAGATTGCCGCGTCCCCCGTCATTGACTCCGCACTCAGCACCGCATACCGGACCATGTCCGAGGGGTGCGAGGCGTCATCGTGAGATGGAGCACCGGGTTCGTTGGTCGCCGCGCTGATCGTGCGCTTGTAGCGTCGAAGCGCGTGCAGCACCGCCTTGTTGTCGCCGCTCTGGTGGTCGATCCACAGCTTCCCGAACGACTGCCGAACGGCTTTGATTCCAGCCTCGAGGCCGATGTCCTCGACCACCTCGACGGTGCGCCCGAGTTTGCCCAGCAGGATCTCGGCACTCTCGCCCGTCTGCGGGTTCTTGTGGCGGCCGTCGTGCGGGATGAAGTCCCTGCCCCATCGGTAGGGGCGCGCTTCGAGTTTCACCACGATCTCGCTGTAGGTCTCGTGCGAGGTGATGAGCGAGTCGATCAGCATCAGCCCCATCGGGCTGCGCTGCCACATGCCGACCACCATCGCGTCGTTCCAGCCGAGGTCCCAGACGGTGTGCACCTGCAGCATCGGGTCGTAGGCGACGCGACAGAAGCGACCGCCCTTCTGCAGGTCGGCGACCTCGCGGGCGTAGATCGCGCCCTCCACCGCCGGGCGGCACTTGCCTTCCCAGATGTTGTCGTAGTCGTCCCGGCTGCGCTTGCCCATGCCGACGAGCCGCAGGAACTCCTGCCGCTCGGTCTCGAGCACGGCCGGAAACCACGGATTGTCGCGCCAGTTGATCTCCTGCACCCACGAACCCGGCGGCGGGCTCTCGATGAACCGCACCCAGGTCTCGTCGGTGTCGAGCTCGGGGTTCAAGCTGATCCAGATCTCCGAGCCCTCCGCACGGATGGTCGGGATCAGGATGTCCCACGACCTGCGGGTGATCTTGTGGGCTTCCTCGGCCCAGACGCGCTGGATGCCCTCGAACGATTTCAGGGAGTCGGAGGTCTGGTCCGACAGTCCCGAGAAAAGGAACCGCGTCCCGTTCTCCCCGCGGATCTCGTCGCGGGTGATCGTGTAGAACCCGTTCAGCTCGAGGTTGTCGATCTGGTCGCAGAGCAGCTGATGCACTGAGTCCTTGATCGACTTCTGCACCTCACGCACGCACAGCACCCGCAGGGGTTTCTCGGCCCCCTCGAGCAGCAGCGCGCGTGCGAAGTTCCAGCTTTTTGCCCCGCCCCGTCCGCCGTAGCAGCACTTGACGCGCGCCGGCTGGAACAGCCCGGCGAGCGATTCAGGGAACTGGAAGCTGTGGTCGGACAAGGTCAATGATCCCCAGCCGCAGCGACTGCGACTCGTCGTCGTTTCCGAGCAGCGTCGTCTGCGCGGGCTTGCCATCCAACCGGTTCGCAATCTCCTGAATCGCCCACTGCTGGCCGAGCAGCGCCTCGCGCACCAGGTCCATCGCAATCACGTTGAGCGCCTGCCCGCGCGCGACGCGATCGTCCGAGTACTCGTCCAGCGCGCGCTTTAGCGCCAGTTGGAATCGCTTCCCCCTCGCACGGTTGCCGCCGGTGTTGTCGTAGCCCTTCATGTGCGCCCCTGCGAGGGGCGGATGAGGTAGAAGAACTCGTCTTGCCGCTCCCACTCCAGGTCTTTATCGACGACCACGAGGACGCGCTTTTTCTCGCGCGGGTTCGACTTCTCCTGCATCTCGTTCAGCGAGCCGGGGATCTGCAGCGTCACGTAGACGTCGGTCGTCCCGCCGTAGTCATCGCTGACCACGATCGGGGAGACCACGGCGAACTCCTTGAGCGCCGCCCCCGTCGTCACGCAATCGACCCGCCAGTGGACGGTCGTGGGCAATGCCGGGACGCTGCCATCGAACAGGTGCGCCTCTACCTTGACGCCTTCGAGCTCAAGGTAGGAGTTCATCAGGCCGCCGCGAGGGTGAGCGTGACCGTCAGTTGCCAGGACTGCGTGCCACCCTTCGTGCCGAGGTTCTCGGCCTTGCGGTTCAGCATCGTGCCAGAGGTCGAGGCGTTGAAAGTGCCCCATTCCAGCCAGGCGCCGATGCCGTCGGCGGTGCCCCAAAGACTGCGGAACGTGAGCGCTCCGTTGGAGCGCGAAGGGTAGCTCGCGTCGACCATCGCCTTGCGCGCGCCGTTCTGCGCGAGGAGCGCGGTCTGCGCGGCGGAGAAGGCCGTGCTGTCCGTACCGATCGCAAGGTAGGAGTTGGCGGTGTTGAAGGCCGGGTAGGCGCCGTCGGCGACGGCGAGGCTGGCGAGGGCGATTGCCCCTGCGTTCGTGAGAGCCATTTATTCAGTCCTCTTGTAGAGCGTGATGGTCGGTCGGTCGTCGCCGCCCTCGAGAATCTCGCAGCAGGCCGGGTGCTGCTGGGCAACGTCGGGGTCGTCGGTGTCGATGGGCGGCTCGCCGTCCCACTTGATCAACTGCCAGCGTTGAACCTTGGCGGTGATCTTCTGGTCATCAAGTTTCATCGGGCGTCCTGAACTGAATCGTTGTTCTGCGGGGGTCGAAGCGAATCTTGCGCACCCGACTCGAGGTGTCGGAGGCGAAGGCGGTCTCGGCCACCCGAACGGCGAGGATGTCCTGGTCGACGAGGTCCAGCTGCCCGGCGTACTGCAGCGTTTGCCACTCCTCGATCAGGTCGGGAACGAGGGTATCGGTGCCGGTCTTCTCGACCTGCTCCTGCGCGACCACCACCGCGGCCTCGCTGATCGTGACGCTCGCCGTGTCGGTCGCGACGATCGCCACGTAGACCAGCGAGGTGCCCTCGGTGATCCGCACGAAGGTCGTGTCCGCCGCCGGGACCGGGGTAACCGTCCCGCCCGACCCCTGAATCTCGAAGATCGACGCCACCGCAACCAGCAGGCTGTCGGCCGTGACGATCGTCGAGGCGAGCGCGTAGCCCTCCGTGAAGCCGACCGTGAGGTCGTCGGTGCTGATGACCTCCTGCTCGTCCACCGGGCTTTCGAGCGCCGCCACCAGCAGCAGCGAGTCGGCGGAGGTCTTATCAACCTCGGTCTTGAGTTCTCGTCCCGAGAAGTCCCAGATCGGCCCGCCCGGCTGGGCGTTGAGCTTGAGCTCGGTGACCGCCTCACCCGCGGTCGTGGTCCCGGTGAATGCGGTCCAGGTCGAGCGCAGGATCAGGTTGTCGAACAGGACGGTGGCGCTGCCCTCGGTCGTCAGGCGCGTGACGTCGTAACCAACGACGACGTCAATCCCAGAGGTCGAGTCACTCGCCGCCGCATCGACCGCCTTCGGCCCGTCCCCGACCCGGGTGTTCCAGCCCCCCGCCGCGGCACCGATCGCCTGCTGCATGGGCGCAAAGGTCGCACCCGTGCCGCCGTGACGGATGCGCACCCGCACGTCCTGCGAGCCCAGCAGCCCCGCGGATTCAGTGCGGGCGTCGATGCTCTCCGCTTCGACGTAGGTGACGGTGACGCTCGCCGGAACGCCGAGGTCGGTCCACGCGATCGAGGCCGTGCATTCCTCGGTCTCGGCGAGCCCGCCGACGTACTGACTGAGGACCGCCTGCAGGCCGCCGGACGGGTTGCCCTTTGCCCCGGTGTAGGCGAAGGCGATCGCCGCGCTGTCCCCGCGCTCCGCAAAGCCCTCGCTCGTGCCCGACCAGGTGAAAGTCCGCGCGGTCGAGCCGCTCGAAGCGTCCGTGACCGCGATCGAAAGTGAGTCACTGCCGGACTTCGAGACCGTCCCTCCGGTCCACGCCTCCTCAAGGACGGGCAGCGCCGGCGTGCCCGACAAGCCCAGCCCGGTGACCGGCACGGCGCTGGTCGTCTCACCGCCGGGCCCGGCACCCGCCGTGGCGCCGTACCAGGTCTGAGGAACAGCCGGCGTCGCCGCAAGACCGAGCGCGGTGACGAGGGTCAGCAGCATCGGCTTAGACGATCAGGAAGGCGTCGGCGTTGCTCATCGCGGTTCTGAGCGGCGTGTTGCTATCAAGGGTGATCGTCGCCGTCCCGCCCGCCTCGGCGAAGTCCGAGATGCGGCACGCGGTGTAGGTCTCGTTACCGGTGCGCGCGATCAGCACCCGGCCGATCAGGATGTCGTCATCGAGGGCGATGATCGCCGCCGTCTGGGTGTCGATTCGGGTCGTGTTGAGCGTGCCGGCGTAGGCCACGCCGGGGATCATCAGCGCGGCGCTGTAGGACAGGTTCGTGGCGGCGGTCGCAGAGCCCGCGATGTGGGTGACGTCGACCTCGGGGACGCCGTTGGTCGTGACCGCGGCCACGGCTTGAGTGAGCCACTGCGTGACGTTCGCCTTGATGTTTCGGTTCTCGATCGAGAAGCGGCCGGCGATGAAGTTCACCGTCTGCGAGTCGGCGGTGATCGAGGAGACCACGACCGTGTAGTCGTTGCCCGCGGCGTAGAAGCCCGCGTCGGTGTTGTCGTTCGTGTCGATCGTGAACCCGTGGATGCCGGTCACGCCGTCGAGGTCGGTGCCGTCGGTGTCGACCAGGGCGTAGCCCACGTCGCTCGAGCGCTGCGTCATCGAGGCGCCCTTGTATACCTCGATGTCGGTGACGGCGAGGCCGGTGATGGTCACGCTGGCGCCGGCCGAGCTGTAGGTAGCGAACGGGAAGAAGATCGTCTGTCCCGTTGGGAAATCACCTAAAAACGGATACATAGTTCTTCCTCGTTAACCGATCAGTTTTTGAAAGGGGCCGCCGAACGGGCCCGAGAGTTTGTTAACCACTGACGCCCCACCAGTGATCGGGCCAGCGATGTAGTTCGTTGCCGAATCAGCATTGCCCAGCGTGAAATTCCGACTATAGCCGCTGGTATCAGCACGGAAAGTTGTATCGGATGCGTTATTTGAAAACTCCCAAGCGGCATAAATGCTCGCCGTCTTGATGACGGTCGTAGAAACCATTTCCCTCTCAAGTTCCGCCTTTG